CAACTTTACCTTTCTTTGGCCATCCTTTGTGAATAGATCCACGATCTTTGGATCATAACCATCTGCTGTCTTACCAATAAACGGAATAGGAATCTCGAACGGATTAGGAATACCAAGAATACTGATTAGGTCGAGTAGGATATCTACAACCTTCTTTTTGAAATATTCTTCAATGTCTTTGCTTAGTTCACGTGCACGATACTTTAGTTCAAGTTCTTTTGATTTCAATTGACCCAATGGATCTGTAGTAATACCTTCGATTAGTTTGACGATCTCATCGATGGCTGTAATAGCTGCAGCAATAGCAACACCACATTTGTCATCTACATTTAGTCCATTGCTAGTCAATGTCAGACGATTCATCGTCCTACCAATACTAGTAAAATATGCGTCTAGGTCTTTTTTGCTGATCTTTCCATCGGATCCGCAGTCGAGTTTAGGGATCTTAGGAATCTCTAATACGACTGTCATCCATTAATTCCAACGATCGGTGCGCGGATATTAACTACTGTCTTAGAAACAATGTCAATGTCCTTATCGGCATTGATCTGGATCTTGCCTTCATTCGAAACAATCTGCAAATCACCACGTACAACGGAGATGGCATGATCGTTAATAGTCACACTGGTACTATCCTTGACCGACTTGGTCACGATCGATCCATCAGGGAAGATCTCGATATAAGATCCAGACTTATGGTATGCATGTAGGCGTTCTGCGCCTGGAGTATCATCGATCTCGATCACATGTCCAGCTACGGTGTTGAGTGTTCGATTGTTAGGATACTTGGCGTTGTACTCGGTTTTCTTCTCGCCAAGTTCAGTAATGTAATCTTTCTGAACAGGTGATTCGCCAGATGCCTGTCTTGATACTGTATCGGCCATGGCCATTGAACCAAGAATCATAGGATGCTTCTTGTCACCCATATAGAAGCCGATTACCCAGGCACCTTTGGTAAGCCCGATCGGCGACTGACCGATTCCAGCGAATCCAGAACTTGTCACTGGCATCAGGACCTTCGCCCACGGAAGGATGTTCAGATCCTTGTCGGATCCGCCTGGTGCATTCTCACCAAAGATTCTAACTCTGACTTGACCTAACTTTTCAGGATCGTCAATGTCTTCGACTACACCCTGGAACCATTGCATGGTCTTCATACTATTCTCCGTTATACCGCAGTCAATTGACTATCCATGCCAAACTGTTTGGCGCGGGGCTTCTGTCCACCTGAACCATCTCTGACAATCTCAAGAGCCTGTACATATTCTGCCTTCTCGTTAAAGGTTACAATGTGTCGGCACTTCGTAATAATAAAGTTACCAGCTATCACAGAACTCGAATCTACATATGGCTTGTTCTCACCAATCGGAAGTGCATCATGCTCAGGAATTTCACAGGTAATTACGTCTCCGACAGAAACAGTAGTGTCGCCATATACCGTAATCTGAACAACCGTTGTCAAAAAGTGTGTCAGATAGTATGGTAGTTTATTAGCCTTGTCGGCAAACTCGTGTGTCTCTTTATCTGGATCATAAAGAACCACTTTGATAGCACCATCATCCTTATTAATTTCTTCTTGTGATTTTAAAGACGATGATTGTGAACCTTTGTTCAACTGGACAAAGTCCAATCGTCTTGCGTCCTGTGCAAATTCTTCATACTCTCGGGTTTTAATATTTAATTTTACTACACGGTTCTTACCGCCACCGATTGTTCTTGCAACTGTCTGGTTTACATTCGGGATTGTCTTGAATGCAAGGATGTTTCTCCATTTGGATCCTGTAACATCTACTTGGCTAAGACCGCTTTGAATATAGTATTTGTCGCCGATGTTCTTGATACCTTCTTCGACCAGCGCCTCTAAAGATTTGAAGTGATAGCCGCGGCTATTCTCAAAAAATACGAATGCAGAACCATTATAGTTTTGTGAAATGGCCATCGTTCTTACCTGGTCAATGGCTTCAAATGGTGTGATGTTGTTCATTACAAATGTATGAAGACCATTCGTCTTCTCTGCAAACAATGGCTTCTTTGAATCCAGTACATTAGGTGCTTCTAGATATGCTTTGACCATGTTCTCACACTCGATCTTCTCACGTGTGAACGGGACGTTCTTGAGTGTAGGAGACTTAGCAGCTTCTCTAGATACGCCGGTCAGTTTATAGATAACACCCTTGTCATCTGGAAGTGATTCGACCGGACCTGCTTTGATGATTCTGAAGTCGTAATCAACTGCACCCTTCGGGTTGTCTTCGTATGTCGTAAACTTAACACAGATAACCTGTTCAGAGAAGTTAAAATGGCTGAACATGCCAGTCTTATCTGAGATGATAAACTCTGCAATCGGTGTAGGTTCTAGAATGCTTTCATAGATATCCATTCTCGCACAGTATGGTGTGAGATCGATTGGTTGTGTAGGCGTGGACATCTGGAAGGTAATGAGTTTATACTTACCTTCTAACATGATTGCTTTATCGGTCATTCTTGAATTTTCTCAATGAATAATTTTTCAACATCAGGAAGATATGTACGTTTAATAATATTGACATATCTTCTCAACTCATTCTTTTCTTCTTCATACTCATATGCATTAACAGGAGACCAGAATGCAGCCTCCTCGTCGCTGATTACCTTTTGAAGAGTAGTTACTTCCTCGATTGAATCACTACCGTCTGCCTCAAACATCCCTACAACATGTTGTACAAGAGCAATATTAGTGTCTGTATCGATCGAGATCAATGCAGCTTTGGCACCTGTGGATGCTTGTTGAATAATATCTGCATCGGCTAGTACGCTTACATCTGTCAGTTTTAGACTGACGATCATATTAGTAGAAGCGATCCAGTCTTCCTGGACTCTATTATATCCCATAATTCGGAAACCGTTGTCCATCACCGGCTTCCAATACTTACGTATTTCTGGTCCTAGTGACTCATAGATATCGACACTGATAAGACTATCATCACTTGCCCAGTCATTACGATAAAACTTGGTTGTAGACACGGCGTTGTTATACGACCCGTACTTTGCAATAACAAAGGCAAGAAAGTCTTCCTGTGACATGTAAAAGTCATGGTAGGGATCGATAACTGTATTTGACAGATAGATCAACCAGTCATACTGCGACGAGTCATAATAGCTATACGAAACCATGTCTGGGCGGTTCATGCCTTCCTCTAGAACATAGTCAAAGTTTGAGTAGATGTCACGCATTGCTTCTTGCGTGAAGTCTACCTTTGTCAGTAGGTTCTTTGCCGGAACACCGCCATAGTTAACCAATGGAAAACGATCGAAATATCTGCCCATTATTGTGCTCTCTTATTAAGGCGTATCTGTTTTTGCAGAGTCAGGTGTTTGTTTAAAGATAGTGTCGACAGTATTCTTGACCTCATCTCTATTAACACCGATTGCATCTGGAAGCAGGTTAAGAATCTCTTGAATTCTATCCGAGCGCTGCTCACCATAATCGTTAGATGTCCAGATCTCTGTTTCTAGGAAGTCTAAACTCAATTGAATGAATGTAGGTTGTTTAGTACCAGCAAAGAATGATGGAATACCCTGTGGTGAATAGTTAACAGCAACATCTTTTAAAAGACATGGCTTAAATCTAATCAGTTTATTTTCTTCACCATCTTTTGCCCATGGATACAGATCGATCTGCACAAGTTGTGGATATTGAAGTGCAGCGGTTCCATTTGTACTGTACGATGGAAGTGTATTTGATTTCAATTTATAAATCAGCAGTTGTAGCTGAGTACTTTCCTCGGCGTTTCTAGGAGCAAACGTCCACTCAAATCTGTGTGTTCTTAGTTCGATACCACTGAAGATAGCAGCTACGTGTGGATTCGGTACGGCACCTGCAAATTGGCCAATCGCATCGCCGAACTCACCAGACATCTGAACTAGTTTACTCAGAAGTAATGTTTCGGCGGTATCAGAAGGTGAGAAACTACTTTTGCCTTTTGTTGTAAAATATGCAGTCGCCGCATCAGCAATACCACCAGCCGTACCGGTACTCTTCGGAGCAATGTTGAGATCGATAGATTCTCTTAGTTCTCTTGGAAGTGGAAGGACAAACGCTTCCTTGAAGACCAGATCAGCACGTGCCTGTGGAGCCGGTCGGCGATATTCAGCAAACTTCATAGAGAAATAATATTGGCCCAGATGGCTTGGGTATTGAAAAACAGCGCCTGTTGTTCCGCTGACACCTATCTTATTGGTAATACGATCAACAGCATCACCAGTCGTTTCAGCACCATCTCTTGGGAGAACATTTGTACAGATCTCTTCTGGTGATACACGCTTCTGTTCTGATGTTGAAGACTGAAAATACTTGTCTGATAATCCTACTGAGAAGGAATCGCCGAAGCGAGATGACAATTGTCTTGCGATGTTATCTGACAGGCCGATCTTCTTAAGGCCCTTTGCAAAAAGATCCTCAACGGCATTCTCTAACTTTGATTCGATTTTATTGGCAATGTTATCGGCAAGTTTATTCAGGATACTTTTAGTATCTCTCTTCAAACTATCGATATTAAGATTGATAAGTGCCATTGACTTCTCTTTGTGTAAGGTTCATAATCTATTTATAAATAGAAAATGGCATATAAGGGAAAGTTTCAGCCGAGAAACCCTCAGAAGTATCTCGGCGATCCATCGAATATCGTCTACAGAAGTCGATGGGAACTAAAATTTATGGGTTGGCTTGATAGTCATCCAGGTGTATTACAATGGGGAAGTGAAGAACTTATCATTCCCTACAGGTCTCCTATTGACGGTAGAATTCATAGATACTTTCCTGACTTTATCATCAAAAAGAAGACACAGGACGGCAAGATCGATACCGTCGTAGTCGAGATCAAGCCATACGCTCAGACCAAACCGCCAACAGTCCAAACTGGTAAGCCAAATAAAAGGTATATCAATGAGGTCGCCACATGGGGGATAAATAGCAGTAAGTGGGAAGCTGCTGGCAACTATTGCAAAGATCGTGGCTGGAAGTTTGAGATCATAACAGAACACGAACTCGGAATAACATTTTAATGGCAACAGTATTCGATACAATCATTACCCAAGGTGTCCGCTCAGGCCAGATCCCTGCGCGTACGCAACAGGCACGTGATTGGTTTCGTGAGACTGCCAAGAAGATTGCACGTATCAATGAGCGTGAACTGATGCGTGGAGATCAATCACGGTTGGTTACTACGCCGATCGTTGGTCAGATGTACATGTACTACTATGATCCCAAGCACAAAGAAACTCTGGCATACTATGACCGGTTTCCTCTGGTGTTTCCTTTTCGTAAGGTACCAGGCGGATTCTACGGTCTGAACCTACACTACCTTCCCCCTCAGTTACGTGCAAGGTTAATGGATGGTCTGTACGACTATGCCAACAACACACGATACGATGAGTCGACAAAGATTAAGATGAACTATTCACTGCTTCAGAGTGTTTCGAAGCTTAAGTTTTTTGAGCCATGTGTCAAGATGTATCTGGATGAACACGTTCGTTCTAGATTCATGTACATCTACCCTTCAGAATGGGATGTCGCTCTGTTCCTGCCGACAGAACGTTTTACCAAAGCAACAAAGACACAGGTCTGGGCAGAGTCCAAGAAGATGGTTAGAGGACAATAATGGCGGATATAAATCAATCCACAAACTCAGAAACACAAGCAGGTAGTGCAGTTGGCGGTAATGTACCGACTGAACCAAAAAGTCAGGTTGCAAATACATCGCAGTCATTCAGCATTGATAATTTCAGAACCGAACTTAATAACTATGGTGTCCTACCGACACATAGTTATCTTGTTAGATTTGCACCATTCAAGTCAAGCGGTCTGACACGAGCATTGAACAACTATACATCTATCAACAAAGACAAACTTATCATGAGATGTGATAGTGCTATCCTTCCAGCAGTATCACTTATCAAAGAAGAAGCTATCCGTCGTTACGGTTATGGTCCTACTGAAACAGTTCCATATAATGTGAACTTCGGCGACTTTACACTTCAATGGATTGTAGATAATAATTCAGAGGTTGTTGACTTCTTTAACAAGTGGATCAACCTGATTGTCAACCACGACTCAAAGGGTGGGGCTGACATGAGAAATACCGGCGAATTCAATAACTATCAGCCATACGAAGTCGGATTCAAGGATGACTATTCGAATAGTAAGGTCAGTGTATTCGTATATGACAGACAGTTAAATACGACAATTGAGTACAACATCTTTGATGCATTCCCGATCTCTATTCAGAGCATTAACCTGGCATGGGGTGATGAGAACCAAATGATGAAGTACAATGTAACATTTGCATTTACTGATATGGTTATGAAAACGCCTAAGGCAGGTGACAATGCATTATACTTGGCCGCACAACAGGAAGCAATTGCGGCAGCCGCAGCAAGATCACCGAACGAAGAAAAAGGATTTCCTGGTGAAATCTTTGTTACAGGTCTTAGTGGTAACAGACAGAGTGCTTCTGGTCCATTTTTCGGAAGTCCATCCGCAGTCGGTAACTATACTATAGAAGTTCCACCAGAAGTACAACAACAAATTAATACGGCTGCATCAGACCCAGCCCCATCAATTAATATTATGACTATTCCATTGACACAAGCTTGAGGAGAATATAATGTCTTTGCCTAAAATCAGTCAACCTATCTTTGACACAGTAGTACCGTCAACAAAAAAGAAGGTTGAGTTCAGACCGTTCCTTGTCAAGGAGGAGAAGATCCTTCTAATTGCACAACAGGGCGGCAATGATGGTGAAATTATCCGTGCTATCAAACAGATCCTGAATAACTGCATAACCACACCAGGATTCGATGTTGATGATCTATCTACATTCGATCTAGAATATTTGTTCCTGAAACTTCGTGCGCGTTCAGTCAATAATATTGTAAAGCTTTCTTATCGTGATACCGAAGATGATGAGGTCTATGACTTCGAACTGGATCTAGATAAGATTGAAGTGACGTATCCAGATGAACAGGCAGATCCAACTATTGCTATCACCGACTCAGTCGGCATGACGATGAAGTATCCTTCAGCATCGATCACTGATAAGATGGGTACATTCGAGAATGAAATCGAACTGATGACATTCTTTATTGTCAACTGTATCGACACAATCTATGATGCCGATGAAGTATATGTTGCCAGTGAATATACTGACAAGGAGATCACCGAGTTCCTTGACGGTCTTGATGTAAAAACATTCGATAAGATTCGTAAATTCTTCGAGGCAATGCCAAAACTATATCATAAATTCGAATACAAGAATAAGCTTGGTAATGAAAGGGTGATTGAGCTAACGAATCTCAGAGATTTTTTTATGTGGGGTTGAGCCACACGACCCTTCAGGTATACTATTCGATGGTATTCTCGATGGCTCAACACCATAAATATTCAATTACTGAGATTGAAAGCTTAATACCTTATGAAAGAGATCTATATGTTGATATGCTGATGTCATATCTTGAAGAACAAAAACAAGAACTCGAAAATAGAAGAAAATAACATGGCATTGCCCGCAATTGCAGCAGCAGCTGGTACAAAATTAGGCATTGAAGTCATCGGTGAAGGAATTGAAGCCGGCGGCCGTATTGTTGCAGGTGCTTTACAAGGTATTGGTTCTGCTGTTGGCGGTGCTGCTCAGGGTCTGGGTTCTGCTATCGGAGGAGCATTACAAGGTGCTCTTACCGAAGGCCCAAAAACAATCGTTAATAACGTCGGCATCGTTGGAAGTGCAGGTAAACAGAACATAGTGTCAGGCAGCGGAACACTTCCTGCCCCTAAAAAAGCTGCTAAACCAACATACAATGAAAAAATGCCGACAGAAAAACTGTTGGCCGTCGCTGTATCGTATCTTGCATCAATTGATAGTACATTAAGAACACAAATAGAAAATGATCGTCTGGCTTTTCAGAAAAAAGTACAAGCCGAAAAAGAATTCGCGATTGAATCAAAAGACACCGGCATGTTTAGTAAACTCGGTGCAGGTTTAGGTGCCGCGGGTAACTATGCCAAAGAAAAGACAGGCAAATGGGATGTTGCTGGAAAACTGCTCAAGGGTGGTTTGCTGTTAGGTGGACTTGGC